GGGCAACGCGCAAAAACGAAGCTGCTTTCCGGTGGATAAATAACACGGGCAAGACTGTGGTTGACTACGCAGTGGCGCACGATCCAAATATCATCAAATGGAAAAAGCACTATGAAGAGCGATCGAAATTTGTTGACTATGCAGCACTTCCAACAATTGCTGAGATTAAGCAGCATGTGAGCGTCAACAATAAAGGTGTCGAAGAGCGCTTGGACCTGCAAAATGAAGAGTTAAAAGAGATGCGCAAACTACTGACGTCTATTATGTATGGTCAGCGCAGAAGTCCAGGGGCCCAGGAAATTGAATTGCAAATAACACCTACACGAGATTACGAAGCACGTGTAGCGCGACGCAAACGACAACTAGCACGGAGAGGTGGATAATGGCAAAGATGATTAGTACAAACTGGTTGATTTACGTGTACGCCTCCGACACAATGAAGGGTACACTGGCAGAAAACAAAGCGGCTGAAATTCCGCTTTCTGCATTCACGGGCGTAGTTAGCGGAGTTCCTACAGAACCCGAATGGACAGCGATTGAAATTTACGGAATGTATCCGGCTGATGTCGGAGAGCGCGAAACACGGGTATCGGCAGGAGGTTTTGAAAGCGTGCTAGGTACGGGGCGCTGGGGCGGAAATATGCAATTGCTCGAATATGATTTTAATTCAACACTCGCACAGTTTTTGCACTTACTGCAGAAATTGCGCAAGCCTTACACTTACGTTTGGTTTAACGACTATCCGCTCAAGGATTACGTTTTGTCGTCGCCTGCAGATCACGCTATGCGCATAGTTTTTGGAGATGTTCCGATACCTGAGCGCGAAGATGCGTACATCGAAACGTCGATCAAATGGAGCCGTTACTGTCAAGGGTTATAAGGTATGCCAACAACACTGTACAGAACAGAAATAGAGCGCGATTCGATCACATGGCGGATTGAAGTGTACAATGGACGCTTGTCGCACTCTCCGACGGTCGAAGAGTTTGACCCGCATGCAATTACATTCGACGACAAGTTATTGGAGTCGATGCAAAACAATTGTCTCGGCATACCGGCTGCAGGTACGTTCAATTTGAGCGTTGACCTGTATTTGTTGCCGACTGCACTCAAGCGCTTTATTACGCAACCACAGCAATCGTTTAGTCTAAGTGCTGAGTACAATTCGTCAACACTATGGATTATTTACAAAAAGCACATGACGTCGTACACCGACGGAACGATAATGGAGGCGGTGCTGCTTGACGGTGGCACTAGCTACGGCTCTGGCACGGTGTCGGCGGAAGGTGGCCACGGATCGGGTGCGTCGTTCAACATTAATTCCGAAGGTGGTGTTGTAACTCTAGTAGATCTCATTTCAGGCGGCACAAATTTTCAAGTGGGCGACGTACTCAATCTGCGAGACGGTGACAGAAACGCAACTGTGCAAGTCACGCGAATATCAGATCCGATTGAAAGCGTTGCGTGGCGCGTGCGCTACATTGGCACGCAATACCAGTCGCTTGAAAAAGATTGGAAACCGTTCGGCAAGGATGCGCAATTCCAAATCGAGCTCACTGATTTGCGCACAGACATTTTATCTCAAATGTCATTTGCGGCCGTGCAAGAATTACTCATAAGTACATACTACAGCATCTTTGCCGACGTGAAGGTGCGCAACTACGCTGTCGATTACGTAATCAATGGCAGCAATGCAAGCATGTTCTCGCGACCTGTGCCATGGCAATATTCAGCGCAATTGTACAAAGTGCCTGGGTTCATGCACTTCTTTCCTGTGTACAGACTGTTTGATTTGATTAGTCTTGAAGCGCGCCGCATTGAAATGAACTACTACGATAGCGGCTATGCACATGGTTGCTCGCTCTTCACGAGCTTGCTGTCTCCGCTTTTGATTTGGAAATTCTTTCAACCGTCATGGAGTGAAGACGCGCACGCACACGGGTCAGCGATCGCACACAACAATCTTTATACGTGCTTCTTTGTAACGGCCACGAATGCAGCACCGAGCACGTCAGCTGACATCCTCGACGGAATATTTACGGGCAAGTCTTCGCTCAGCGAACGTTACAAAGGCAAAGGCGTCATTGAGTGGCTGAATAAAGAGTACGAAGCGCACTTTGCAAAGGGTATGGGCTTTCCGCACAACGACGATAATTCAGCACTGTGCAACCTGGAGCCTGCACCATTATTCTCAGTGCAAAAGCCAAACGACTATGCCGGCACACCATCGCCCGCGCCTGTTTCAATTGACGTGTTGCTCTACGCAAAGCGCGACGAACTTGTTGTGCGCAAACCAGACGAGTTTATCACGAGCGCAAAGTGCATTGTGGCCTATGCAGGCGAGCACTTCAATACGGAATTCGAGTACAAGATTTTAAGCTCTCGGCGCGAATCGTCACGAGACTTTGAAATGACGTTTCACAATCTGCCCTCGAAGAAGGGCGGAGCAATCATTGACATTGTAGGAAATACGGGGAATCGCGCAGCTGCAATGATTATTGAGGCGGCTCCGTTTGGCGTGCTGTTTTATTTAGGAGACGATGAGGCGTCACTGTTCTACGGAGCGAACGATTTAGATGAGATGTTTTGGACTACTCCAGGTAACGCACTTGTCAGGGTGAGCGACTATGCGTATTGCGTTCTAGACGCCGGATTGTATGCAAGCTCTTCTGGCGCGAAAGGACATTCCGGTGCACTCATTGACTACAGTCATTTCACATTCGAAGAAGGAACTGTCAACGCACGCTGGGACGTCGTGGCTGCACTCGCTCACGTATTTACAATGACGCAACATCTCGTATTGCTGGCGGTGAAAGTGTTTGGAGATCCGCAGCGCGTAAATGTTGAGCTGGACCTTGTGCACTCGGACTGGCCGGAGCTGTACCCTGCACAAAAGATTGCAGTGGCTATGCGTGAGATTATTAACGACGCCGACATGTTTGAAGCTGTGACAAAAGACGAGCTGCACATTGTAAGCGTTGAAACGACAAGAGATAAAAATTCAGTAATTGTCAAAGCAATGTCTGCGGGGTGGCGCAATGAGTAAAAAATCTGATCTGCATAACGAGTCCGTTTATTATGAGCAATTATCTCCATCGTTACAGCGGCGAATCGAGAGTAGTGAGACGTTTGTGCAGCAAATTTTGCAAGCTGCGCAAGGGCCACAATCGCGCACAGTGGTTGTGGTTGACTACGTTGTGACGGAGCTATCTGTATTGCCTACAGGAACGCAGCGCATTGATGGCGCAAAGCGCAGTGCTGGGCGTGTACTGGTTGTGAATCAGACCGACAGGACGCGCAACGGCATATACGAGATTGCGGCGGCTGGCTCTTGGGTGCGTGCGAGCGTTACACTGTTTCCAGGTATGATTGTTGTTGTACGATCGGGAGCGCGCTACGCTGACAGTGTTTGGGTGATGTCTGAGCCTGACACGGAAGACGTCGTTATTGGCGACAAAATATCATTCGTCGAATTAAGCGCTACAGCTATGCGTGCAAGCGTATGGAGCGCAATTGCTGCGTTGAATGCGACAATAAAAAAGCGCATCGCACGCGCGGCGGACGCCGTTATGTGCAAGTTGTGTGAATTACAAGAAGCCAATGCAGACGTTGTTTTCACTGCGTACGGTATTAGTGGAATATGGTCTGTGCTTAATGGAGTTGAAGCGCTAGTCCCATGGGCTACAATTGAGGGCAGTAACAAACATGTTAGTTACTCGCTGGGCGTGTTCACAATTACACAGCCAGGCATGTACTTTGTCGATGTGAAATTCTGGGACATGTACGCACAGCCGAGTAGTACGTTCAAGCTCTACGTGGAATGTGCGAGCGACTATCCTGCGGTGCCGCAGCGCTGCATAGATGAAAACACAAATACATTTGTTGACTTGCACGGGTCTCGCATAATTCCAATTGTGGCCGGAGCCAACACTTTTGCAATCAAATTTTCGCACAGCAATGGGTCTGCGCTTACGTTCAACAACGGCGTCGGGTCTCCGGTGCGCTACTGGCTTCGCGTGTTTAGAGTCGGCACTATTGAAAACAATTTGTAATATTATTCGAGGTGTATATGAGTTGCGGATGTGACGATCGTAGTATTTACGATGCGAACGGTGAAAGCGTACTTGTGTGGAACAATTACGCGAACCCTATTGCGCTTGGTACAAGCCCACGAGCTGCAGGTCAGCTTGTGGGGACTAAGATTGAAATTTCATGCGCTGTAGGATTAAACGGCGGGCAAGCTGTGCTGACTGACGTTGTGCTTACTGAACTGGCGGCAAATGCAGGGGACTTGAAAAAGAAAGCATTGTCGTTGCTGTTCCTAGCCGATGAGGGGTACAATCCCGCAGATTATGCAGCATGGAGCTGCGCAACGGCTGGAATGTTTGCAGATGATGGAAACGAGCTGTGCTGTCGCGTGGACTTCGTAGGCGCTGACTACGTAACACTAGACAAGTCGGCAACGTGCGAGCGCCATGGGGTGAACTTAGGAAGACTGTTCAACAAGCGAACGGCCGGAAACTCTACCAGCGTGTGGTTATACGTATTGTATAATGATGCAAGTGGAGTGAGCTACGTTTCGAGCGACTTGCGGATTGCGCTTTGTGCGCGTCGCTGCTAATGGGTGAATTCCGAACGGTAGCGCGTGCAGGTTCAACGAAGCTATGGGAGGAGTGAATTTGTATGGGGGCCTAGAAAACGACGCGCCACGGGGCTAAAAAGAGGCACAAACAAAAAGGGGGTACAGCGCAAACTGTACCCCCTTTGTCATGTCCTGGCCTCTCAGCGTGTGCGCTTTGCCGAGCTGTCGGCGCTTTTCCGAAGCGCTGCAGTGCGTGCAGTGTGTACTGGCGAGGATTGACTAGACTTACTTCGCTTGCCAACGGCTGGCTTTTGTTCCTTCTTCGCAAACTCTTGCATGGCGTTCGCTTCTTTCTCGCTGAGTAAGTCCTTTTTGAGCTCAGGCGTTTTGGCGAGCTGTGCGGCCGTAACTGGGTTAATCCAGAGTTTGCCGTCAGCTGACGTTTTCGCCGTATAGCCAACCACTGCGTTTGCGTCTTCCTTCGATGCACGCGGGGCTTTGGCGGGCCTTTCCTTTTTCGGCACTGCGCTGTACTGAGCGATCTTGAGTTCTGCGCGAATTGCAGCGCGGCGTGCGCGGAGCGTTTGACGCACGGCACGGAATGGCAGGATAATAAATTCCCGCCATTGTGCGAGCGCTGCAGTGGCTTGCTCTAATTCCATTGCCAAGCTTTCCACGGTTGCACCCTTTGCAGGTACATACGCAGGCGCGCTAAAAGAATTGATGGCATCCGTTGCAGCTTTGAACGGATTTGTAGATGCGGTTTTGGTTGTGTTGGACTTTGCCATGACTATCTCCTAAAGTGTGTGAAAAATGTTATGTAAGTAGACCGATTGAAATGCTTAGTATGTAGTGCGTGAAGTAGGCGTAATGAGTTCGCGGATGTTGTTTTCCAGAAGTTCCGGCGCGTCTTGTTCGTAGTAGCCCCAAATCTCTTCCCAAATCTCGAATGCGGCTTGATTCGTTACAAATGAAGCGAAGCATGCAGCTTCATAGCATTCATTGCAGGTCTTAAAACTTTCCTCTGCGGCCTTGCGTTCGCCGTCTCTGCTGATAAATGTAGCGCGAAAGCGTGTGCGCTTCATGCACGGACTCACAACGCAGTCAGGCAGCACGTCGTTGAAATAGACGTGGATGCACTGCATTGAAGCGGGGTGCGACACGAGTATATAGTTACTTTCCATTTGGAACGGAATTCCTGCCGATATCCACGAGTGAGCGGTCTTCACAAGCGAGGCAATTGTCTCAGTTGCTTCATGCGTGAAATCCTTCACGTACCATTGGCCTTTTACACTACTGTCAACGTTTCCGTGGAACACCTGGCGGATGTCGCGCAAATGCTTAGGCGCGCTGAGCAATGTGAGGGCTTGGCTTTGAAGTTGTGCAGTTTGCTTGAGTTCGTGCGCGTTCATGATTATTTCCTTATGAGAGTTGTGTGACAAGTGGATTACAAAGAAGTATAAAGGCCGGTGACAGAAGTGAAGACATGTTGCAAGTCTTCAGTATAAACGCGTTCGATTGTTTTGAACGGCTCCGCGTTGCGCTTGTTGTAGAAGTACAGCGTATAGGTGTCTGTTGCTTCGTCAAGCGAGATAGCTAAACCACGAGCGTTTGCACTATTGCGGCGCAATCTCATTTGCAGACCTGCGCAGTTGTTGCGTATGTATGTTGTGAAAGCATACGAGCCGGTCATGACGTCGAAGCGATTGCCGCCTAACTGAGCATGAATTGTATTGGCGACTTCATGCGCGTATGCAATGGCTGGATATTCAGGAGGTTGTGGATTGCCGCTAAATAGTTGTGCGTCTTCTATTGCGCTGCACAATTGTTCGTGTGTGTCGCATGCTTCGTACAGGGAATGAATGAAACCAAGCGGACATTGATATTGCGCAGAAAGAGCGTTGTAGTATTCAGTCAAAAGCAGGTGCGAGTATTCTGCTGGGCGGGTTGCGTATGGGGTTGCTTGCGCGTTCATTGTGTTGTGTTGTGATGTGTGACAAAAAGATTACGGGGCGAAACTACGGCAAGAATCGAACGCAGTCAATAGACTCTAAAGAAAATTTTTCACGTGCACGCAAAACATGCAAAGCCAGCAAAATTTCGCAGCTTTTTGCACAAAAAAAATTTTCCTTGCATGTGTACGCTGCGTGCACGTTATGTTTGCAGCGTGTACGCAGCACGCGACACAGTTTGTAAACTTTTGGAGATCAGCATGACGAAGGCTAGAAAGAGCAAGACGGCAAAAAAGCCAGCAATCGCGAGCGTTGCAATGCGCGTAACGCCCGAACTGCTCAGCAAGCTCAAAAAGTACGGAGCGAAGCAAAGACCTGCAATGAAGCCATGGCAAGTGGTAGAGCGGGCGTTTGAATTGTTGTAAACGAAAAGAGCGCCGCACGTTTGCACGTGTGCGCTCAGTTTCGCCCGTTACTACCAGCATTATCACAAACACGTCACAAGATAGTCACATGAATGGAATCGCGCAAGAATACCGCCAAGCCGCATGCAGCACGAACGCACTGCATGGGGCTTTTTTATTTATCACAAACCGCGTTCAATAGGAGTATTTATGCCAGTCAAAATTTTAAAGGCTACAGAGCCCGTAACAGTGAACAATATCACTGCACTTGTGTACGGGCAGCCAGGTGTTGGGAAAACATCGCTTGCAATGACAGGGGGGCGCGTGCTCGTGCTGGACTTCGACAAAGGAACATACCGCACATCATTCCGTCAAGACGTACAAATAATTGAACGCTGGGGCGATGCGCTCGACTTGCTCAAAGACGAAGAGACGCTTGCCGACTACGACGTCATTGTTATTGACACTGTAGGGCGCGCGCTCGACTTCATTATTGCCGATTTAAAGAGTCAGCCAGGTGGAGCGAAGCTAGTGTCTAGCTTAGGCACGCCAACGCTGAAAGGTTACGGCGAATTAAAGAGCGCTTTTGTCACGTTCCTTTCTGCATTGCTTCGCCTGCGCAAAGACGTTGTGCTCATTGCACACGAGAAAGAAGACAAAGACACGTCGCGCGACCTGACAACCTTCCGCCCAGACGTATCAGGAGGCAGTTACGCCGAAGTTGTCAAAGTGTCTGACTTCGTGGGACGCATTTACAAGGTTGATGACAAAACAATGCTCGACTTTGAACCGTGCGAGCGTTACATCGGGAAAAACTCCGCAGCAATTCCGCGTCAAGAAGTACCACGTTTCGAAAGCAACGGCCATTACTTAGCGGATTTGATTGCAACGTTCAAGCATGCACTCAACGCAAATATTGCAAAGCAAGGCGCTGTAGTAGACCTTGTACAGCGCTATCGTGATAGTGCGCAGTCCGCCGCATCTCTCAAGGAATTGAACGTAGTTATGGCCAACTTGCTCGCTGAGAAAGATAGCGTGTCGATCGGTAAGGCATGTGCTGCAGAAATGAAAGCCGCAGCCGAGCGCTTCAATGCCGCATGGAACAAGGAAGAAAAGAAGTATGTGGCGAAAGCTGCAGCGCCAGAAGAAGAGGAAGAAGAGCAGGCACCGCCGCCGCCAAAGAAAGCGAAACCAGCACCCGCGCCTGAACCTGAACCCGAGGAAGAAGAGGAAGAAGAGCAGGCACCAAAGCCAGCCAAGAAGAAAGCCAAGCCCGCACCCGCAGCTAAAGAAGATGATGACGACAACGTTTGGGACGACTAAGATGAGACTACGAATCCCAATAACAACCATTGACAGTTTTAATTATGCGCTACTGCAGGAGGATCAAGACACTACAGAGTATTTGCTCCGAGAGTTCGCGCAAGGACTCACAACGCGGATGCCTCCGACTGAGCGCATGGAGCTAGGCACTGCGTTCGGCGAATGCGTCAAAGCGCCAATACTGCACTACAGCAACGGCGCGTACACGTTTAACGGCTACACCTTTCCGCCGGAGACTATCGACATCGTGCGTAGTAATCTCGACATTGGCGGAACGTTTGAAGTGCCATGCAGTATTGAATACGAATGTCTTGGCGACAAAGTTATTATTTCAGGAAGAGCGGACTATTTAATTGGAACGCATGCGATTGATTTAAAGACGCGCAAAGTTACATCTCCGCCAAAGCCATACGAGCTCGACAAGCGTTATAAAAAGTACATTCAATCCGTGCAATGGATGATGTATTGTAAAGCGCTTGGCATTCGCGACTTTACGTATCAGGTTTATTATTTGGAAGATGGAACCAACGACATCTTGCACTTTCTGCCTATTCAGTGTGAGTACAGTCCAACATACGAAGACTGTATTTACGAATCTCTCAAATTGCTTATTCAATTTCTCCGCACGGTAAAGCTCACACACTGTTTTGAACTCACACACTAATCACAACACAGTCACACGTTATGGCAATGATATCTGTTTTGAAGCTGCACAACTTTGCAGCAATTGAAGAGGCCGAATACAAGCTCGGTCGTGTCGTGCTCATTCATGGAAAGAATGCGCAAGGCAAAAGCTCGATCGTCAATTCACTGAATTACTTATTCGAGGGCTCGCACGAAGCGAAGCTAATACGCGCGGGGCAAGAAGAGGGGCTTGTCGGCGTTGTTCTCAGCAATGGCGTAGAGCTACAGCGCAAACTCAAGCCATCTTCAAACTCGAATAAAATCAAAGTGCGCGACGAAGAGGGTACACGTGTGCAGCGCCCTGCGGCATTCATTGAAGAGCTGCTAGGCGGACAAAGCATTGACCCTATGGCATTTCTCAACCAAACGCCGAAGGAGCAAGTTGCTACCTATTTGCGTTCGATTCCAATGACGATATCGAATTCAGATATCCGGCTCGTTACTGCACGTGAAGATCTAACGATTGATGAAAACGCGCATGCAATTACCGAGATTGCACGCATTCGAGACATTCTGTACGATGAACGAACCGCAGCCAATAAGGACATGAAAACGCAAGAGACGTTTTGCAAGAAGTTGCGCGAAGCATTGCCAGAGGACTTCGATGAAGAGCAAACGTCAGACGGGCTACGCACAGAGCTCGCTGAGGCGCGTGCGAAGCTGGACAAACGCAAAGCTGCGAAGCTGGAACGTGAAACGCAGATCACGAAAAAGCACATGGACGCCATAAACGAATTGGAGCGCACTTCACAAGAGCGCATTGCTGCAATTCGTGAAGAGGCAAACAAGAAAGCAGTGGAGCTAAACAAGAAGAGCGACGCGGAATTGCAAGCCCTTCGTGAGAAAGCAGACCCGGCAATCGACAGCGCAAAAGAGCAAGTCATGACGCTCGAAAAGCAACTTGACGAACAGACGCGCAATGCAGCTACAGCCGAGAATTTGAAGCAAGCCCGCGAAACACTTGCAACGTACTCAGCGAAGCAGAGCAAAACACAAATGGCAATTGACAACCTTGACAAATTCAAAAATGAGCTACTTGATTCCGAGAAGGGCGAAGACGTACAAGTCACTAGCGAAGGTTTGCTTATTAGGGGTGTTGCTGTGTCTCAGCTTTCTAAGGCTGAGTCTATTGAGTTTGCTGTCGACGTCTCTGCACGTATGCTTAACGGCGTTAAAACGATTGTAACCGATAACGGTGAATGCATGGACAGTGAGCACTTCGAAGCTCTTGTCAACTATTGCCAAAAGAAGAAAACGCAAATCATTGTTTGCATGGTCACTGACGAGGATGGATTGTCGGTTGATTCTGCAAAGGACACCGAGAGCGCTATTGCGCTCCGCAACAAGGCCAAGGCAGCACTGAAATAATTGTCTCACAACACAACACACAAAAACATGAGTGAAGAAATTGGAACAAAGGCGCTCAACATGCGCAGCATTGAAATAGATGCAATCGTAGTCGGCGAGAATTATCGCAATGCACAAGATGAACAAAGCATTGCTGAGCTCGCACAAAGCATTTTGGAATGCGGGATGCTGAACCCAATCACGGTTGCACCTAAAGGCAAGAAGTACGAAGTCATTTGCGGTCACCGCCGCTTTGCAGCGTGCAAGAGCATAGACATGGCAAAAGTGACGTGTTACGTGCTCGATCGAATGCCAAACGATGAGCAACGTGCACAGCTGCAGTTGGTTGAAAATACGCAGCGCAGCGAGGTGTCTGTGTACGATGAAGCTACAGCAATCAAAGCGCACATGGAAAAGCGGAGCTTTGACGAAGTTGCCCAAATGCTTGGCAAGAGTAAGTATTATGTGCAGCAACGATTGAAGTTGTTGTCACTTGTGCCGAAAGGTGTTGAGTACTTGCGTGCTGGGCGCTTGTCTATTGTTGCTGCACTTCGCCTGGCGTCATTGCCTACTGCCGATCAGAAAGACATTCTGAGCGACCGCGCTGAGTACGATGCTGGCGGAATGCTTGCAATACCGAATTACGCTTTTAATCGCGCTGAGGGTGATTTAAAGAAAGCGCCATTTGACAAGAAGGACGCAGCGCTCGCACTCAAGGGCTACGGCGTTTGCGCCGGCTGCATTCACAACTCAGCAACCGCAGCGCTTTTCGACGACAAAGAAGTGTGCTCATTTATGAAATGCTATCAGCACAAGGCAGATGCGAGCTTCGATGCAACACTGCAGGAACTACTCAAAGATCCTTCGACAGTCTATTGTGCATACACTTACGAGCTGAGCAAGGAAACAAACGCACTAGCAAAAAAGCATGGCATTACTGTGCTGACAAATCGCTCTTATGAAAAGTGCGACAAGAGCACTAAGGGCGCTGTGCGTGCATTCGTTGTGCAGGAAGGTTACGGAGACACCAAGCGCGGAGACTTCATTTGGATTAAGCGCGATGCACCGACGAAAACGCTTGCGGCAAAAAAGAAAGCTGCAGCAAGTGAAGGCGCGGAAATAACGGTGACGCGTGAAGACGTAACGCAAGAAATTGAGCGCATTAAAAGCACACTCACGCGACGCACGGAAATTCTTGAGGGCAAGGCTGTGCATTCCTTGCGTGATGTTATCCTAAATGAGTGCACGCCGCAAACATTCACCGAACAGCATTCAAGCATTTACACGTACGAGATGCTTGCTTTTGTGCTCCATGTGCTTGACAAGTATGCAAACGATGCAGATGGGTTTATTGAGCGCACGTTGTCACACAAGACGGCAAATGCGATTCTGAGACACTTGAAAGAAGTTGAGTTTGTGTGGATTAACGGCGTCAATGCAATTGCCGACACCGAAAGTGTCTTTTTGGCTCGTGCCAGTCTCATGACGGCGGACGACATCCGAACGCTTGAGTGGGCTTTCAATTCATGTGTACGCTTGTACATGCTTGCCGACATTACTGTCAGCGAAGATTGTAAGCCACGCACAAGCAAAGACGCTCTTGCACTTGTATCGATGTCGGCTCTATGGTGTCCGGAGCAACTGAAAAGCATTGCAGCTGAAACGGTGAAAGCTGCAAACGAAATGGAGCAACGCGCAACGAAACGTGTAGCAGCACTAAGCAAGCAAATAGAGGCGCAAGGCGAAGCGAAAGAGCCAAAGCAGGGGAAAGCTAAGCCCAAAGCAGCGAAGAAAGCGCCACGGGCGCGGAAGGGGGCATAAATGGAAGCGCTACGGAACATAGAAGCGGACTCTGAGCTTGGTAAAGCCTACGCAATTGTCGATCGCTTTAAAGAGCTGCAAATGCACGTCGCTTCGTTGAGCATGTTCGCTAGGTGTCTGTTGGCAGTGAAGGAAAGTGCAACAACGGCAACAATTACAATCACCAATGAACGCGAAAGCGCCGGCATAGCATTGTCGGCGTTCTCGCACGAAGAGCTCGAAGTGCTTTTGATGATTATTGTCACAAGGCGCGAGGTTTTTTGTGCGGAAATTGACTCACTAATTACAAAGGCATTGCACGAATGAAAAAGGAACTATTAAAGCACACCTACGACATTGAAGGAAAGAAGACCGTTTATCCTGCAGCAGGATGGCTCTTTCCTATAGATGGCGATTTATTTGAAGTGCGTCTTGACGGACGCGAAGCGCGACACTTGGGCCCGCACTACGCAGAAAGTCAAGAGGGCTGGACACTGGAGGCAATGTTTAAGCACAACGAAGATCGCTCTGCACTTATTCGTCACTTCATGCGCTACGATATGCAGATTGGCGAACGCGTGACGCTCATTGTCAACAACAAAACTTTCGAGGTCCGCACGCCGAACATAGACCGCATTGCCATGTACGAGATTTGCGCTAAGCAAGTCATGGCTACAAAGAAGAAAGAGCCGTACGTGCGACTAGTATTTAAAATCGGGACGCTGAAATTCGAAAGCGTTGACGATCACAACGTCAACCCGCCCGATTACATCATGGCACTGAGCGGTTACACGTTCATGCAATTTGTGCGGAGGCTCTAATGGCAATTGACTTCACGAAAGGCGCACGATATCGCGTTACGGTCGTTTGGATATTCGATAGCGCACAAATAACAACGGCCGGCACGTACTGGGGGGCAAACGAAACGCATGCAGCATTGCAGGGAATAGCGCGCAGAGCGTGGCTTGACGGAATTCAAAGCGACGACAAAATCACGCTCTACAAACAGCCAGGGAACTTCATTGGTGTTACTGTTAAAAGTGTGGAGCTCATTCAAGAGCCAAACAGTGACACGGCCACAAATACACAGGAATCATGATCAAAGTATCTTTCAGCGCATCGCTCACACAAGCCGAATGGGACGAGCTACAGCCTAAGCTCGTTGACGCGGGGCTGTACATTTCAGGCGAAAGCGAAGACGTGCACATTAAACTGGCGATATCGAAGCCCGAATTCGAGCACGTCAATCAACTCACGTTCGACGCTGAGCACATGCCAATGCCTAAGCGCACGGTGCTGCTAAAAAAGACCAAAGGCAAGAAGAGCAAGGAATAAACAACATTTGTACAACGTTTGTAAAAAGACTTTTATGCAATCCATTTTCTTTTTTGACATCGAAAGTACAGGGCTTTCAACGGTAAATGACAGAATAGTCGAGATCTCGTGGTGCGTAGTTGAGCCGGAACTTGGCGACTATGCAAACTCTGTGCGCGTTAATCCTGGCATTCCTATCAGTGCAGAGGCTACAGCCGTCCACGGAATCGCAGATGAAGACGTGAAGGGCTTGCCGCCTTTCTCGAAGTATGCTGACGATATCTATGCTCTTATTACGAGCTGTGGAGCGGTTGGTGGTTTCAACATTACACGCTACGATATTCCATTACTTGCGCAAGAATTATTGCGCTACAATCCGGCGTATGTGCTGCCGAGCGACTTGGCCGTGTACGATGCTGCAGCAATATTTCATCAGAAAGAGCCACGCACACTAAGCGCGGCGCTTGAGTTTTATTGCAATCGTGAGCACGTGCAAGCGCACAGCGCACGTGCAGACGTTGATGCTGCGATTGACGTGTTTCGTGAGCAAGTGCGCAAATACAATTTGCCCGTTGACGACCCGAAAGAAATGACGCTTTTATCGTTGCACAAGCGCGAAGTCATTGACTGGGACGGAAAGTTTGTGTACGATGCAAAGGGGCGTGTAGTGTTCAATTTCTCCAAACACAAAGGCGAGCCCGTGCATGAGCACGCGGGCATGCTTACATGGATGCTCGACCCGTCGAAAGCCTTTGCGCTGGACACTCTCACGTGGGTGCGTCGCTTCTTGGTTCAAATCCGCGAAACGGAAATGAAAAAGAAGGTGTAACATGGCAAAGACACCGCAATGGAAAGACAAGCACAATCTGGTCTTGCTCAATAAAATGTGCGACGAAGTGCATCTACCGCACCCCGTAACTGAGTACATGTTTGCAGCACCGGGAAACAAATGGCGCTTCGATTACGCGTGGCCTAGTCTGCGCATAGCTCTTGAGGTTGAGGGCGGACTGTACATGAAGCACGCAAGCGGGCATCGGTCAGTGACGGGTGTGCTGCGAGACATGACGAAATACAATCGCGCTGCGGCCATGGGTTGGTTTGTTATTCGTTGCCAACCCGAAACACTTTTGCAATGGGCTACAATCAACAACGTTGTCGATGCTGCCAATAGTCGTCATTTATCGGAGGACGATGAATGAGCAATATTCCTGAATTGCGCGACTATCAGCTGAAGGCAAAGCGAGATGTGTACAAGCTCTGGCGTGAAGGAATGCAAAATATAATGCTGCAGCTACCAACAGGCGCGGGAAAGAGTGTTGTCGTATCAAGCATTACGCTCGACGTCGTGACACGGGCAAAACACGCGCTGCTTTTAGTGCATCGCAAGGAGCTCGTGGAGCAAATGCACAGACATTTATTTCAACATGGCATTTACGCGGGCGTGATTATGGCAGATCGCGACCCGCGTCCGAGTGCTCCGGCACAAGTTGCAAGTGTACAAACACTCGTGCGCAGACTTGACAGAATTGCCGACAGAATGAAAGTGAATTTAATTGTTACCGACGAAGCGCACCACGCAACGGCTAGCACGTACGTACAGATTTGCGAGCGTTTTCCAGACGCTCGTCACTTAGGCGTAACTGCAACGCCGTGGAGACTAAGCGGGCAAGGGTTCACTGACATTTATAGCCAGCTCGTGTGTGGGCCAACAATTAAAGAGCTCATTGCCGCAGGACACTTGGTGCAGCCTGTTATCTACGCATCGCCTATTCGCTTTGACTTGGGCAGCGTAAAGATTACAGCGGGTGATTACAATGAGGGTGCACTGTGGGCAAAGATGAATGAAGAGCACACGGGTCCGCGTCTTGTTGGTGGTCTTGTGCAGAGTTACGAAAAGCATGCGATGGGCAAAAAGACGTGCGTGTTTGCGCTCAATGTGGAGCACTCGAAGCAAATTGCCGACAAGTATAATAAAGCTGGAATACGGGCCGCGTGCATTAGCGGCGTTAGCAACGAAGTGCGCGAATCACTCTTGAGAGACTTTGCAAGCGGCTCGCTCATGGTTATAACAAATTGCGACATTGTGAGCGAAGGCTTTGATATGCCTGCTATTGAATGCGTGCAGCTCGCACGTGCAACGAAAAGCGTTTCGAAGTATTTGCAAGCGGTGGGGCGTGCATTGCGTCCGCAACCTGGGAAAGAGCACGCAATCATCCTAGACCACGGCGGAGTTGCCTTTGAGCTTGGGTTTCCTGACGATGACAGAGACTGGACGCTCGAAGGCAAGAAGGGCGCGAACGTGCGCGATGCTGAATTCAGTGAAGTGCGCGCGAAGGTTATTAGCACCGGGGAAATATTCGCAAAGAATGAAATACCTGAAGAGATCGACGACATTGAACTCGTGCGCATCGATGCGGCAACGCATCGTAGTGAGTTAATGCACGCACAACTGAGCGCAGTAGAACGGACACACAAATCAAGGCTTGGGGCATGGAGCCGATTCTGCAAAGTGGTTGGCAAGCCAACGCGCGAAGAAATTCGAGCGTTTTGCCATGAGGTCGGATTCAATAAAGGCTGGTGCTGGCACCAGGAAATTCATTTTGGCTATACACGTAAACCGGACGACTACGATGAAAAGCAACAACAACGAGAACAAGCACGCCGAGCCGCAATCACAAGTTGACGACGCGCGCTATGAAGGACTATATTTCCCGCACTTTGCAACAGCGCGCACGAATAGAAAAATAAAGCGCCTTTTGCGACGTTACGGGCCGTCCGGGTATGGACGTTATTTCATGCTCCTGGAAATGATTGTCGCGTGCAGCTCATACGTGTACGCGCTGTTTGACGAAGACTGGGAAATCATTGTTGACGAGCTTCAGTTCGCCGATGTTGAGGAGGCCCGCGTTTTTGTCCAAACGTGTGTACAATGGGACCTACTGCAATCAGACGACAACCTGAGTGCGCTGCACTGCAGAGGGCTTGTGCGTCGCATGGCTGCGCGAGATAAAACGCGCGAGCGTTTGCAACGCGCAGGGCAAGCAAGCGCGCAGCGCCGCAAGGAGGCACGGGAGCGCGAGGGTGCTTGGCGCGACGCACTGCCAAAATGGTTCGACATGTTTGTTGCGAGCTTCCGTTCGCACTACCCAAAGCACGATCGGGCGTTCGTAAACGACCCAATGCTGGACAAAGCGTTATTCGAAGCGTGCAGCGTTGAGGATGCCGTGAGTCAAGACACAGCCAAAGCAATCACACGCGGGCTCAAACGCTACGAAGCGCATTACCAACAATTAAGCGACGACGAGCGCCGGTATCATCAGGTCGCGGCGGTCAATTGGGTCCTCAAACGTGGATGGGAAAACAGTTATGACGTATGAAGAACTCGGCGTGCATTGGGTAAAGATGGACGGCCCGCCTGTTCAGCGTGGACTCTGTCCGCAGTGTTCGCGAACACAAAAAACGCCAACGAATTGTTTGACTGTTTGGCCGAAAGACGGGACGCTATCATGCAACGTATGCGGGTTCGGGAAAGGTGTTTGCATATTCAAACAGCAAAGCCGGTTCAAGCCCGCAGAAGTCAAGGAACGCCGCACAGACCCAACGCAACAGATGTACTCTTATTTTCAAAAGAGAGGCATTTCGATTGCAACCGTGCAACGGAACGGAATAAATATGGCGGAGCATTGGGTGCCACAGCTTCAAAGCAAACAGCCGTGCATCTGCTTCAACTACTTTGTCGGAGAGGCACTCATCAACACCAAGTACAGAGGCCCAAAGAAGTCGCACACGCAAATCCAAGGCGCGGACAAAACGCTGTACAAGGTAAACGACATCGCAAACGAAACGACGTGCATAATTACCGAGGGCGAAATTGATGCGCTAAGTTTTGAGGAGGCCGGGTTCAAAAATGCTGTCAGCGTCCCCGACGGAGCTCCGAACCCGGATGCAAAAAACGTTGAGAACAAATTCGCTTGGCTCAACGAAAACAGACACTTGCTACACCATATCGAGACATTTTTTCTTGCAACCGATTCGGATGCGCCTGGACTGCGTCTGCGCGAGGAGCTCGCGCGGCGTCTTGGCAAAACAAAATGTCGCGTAGTGGAGTTTCCAAGTGGATGCAAAGACGCAAACGACGTGTTGTGCACGCACGGAGCGAACGCGCTTGCACAGCTAATTCAAGACGCGAAACCATACCCAATTGAGGGGGCGATGCTTGCGTCCGAACGCTTTGACTATTTCGACGACTTATGGGCAAACGGGATGCCCGACCCCGCGCGCACCGGATGGGAGCGTTTTGATTCCTTGTTCTACATGCGGCGCGGGTACATGACAGTCGTAACCGGTTCGCCGAGTAGTGGCAAGTCCACATTTCTCGACGGCCTGGCAGTGAACACATGTTTACTCCATGGGTGGAAATGGGCAATCTTTAGCCCTGAAAATTACCCTATCGAGGCGCACATGGAACGCATAGCGGAAATTCTTATCGGACAGCCGTTGCAACCGCAATACGCAAATCAAATGTCACGCGAGCAGGCGCAAATGGCAAAGGACTTCATCAACGAGCACTTCTTTTATATTTACCCACAAGACGAACGATTCAAGCTGGAGACTATACTTGACATTGCTGAATACTATGTGCGAGCCTATGGTGTGGAGGGGCTTATTATTGACCCCTACAATACAATCGAACACCACAGACCATCGACTCAAAACGAGCAGGAATATCAAGCACAAGTGTTGAACCGAATTAAATTCTTCGGGCGCAACATGAATCTCGCGACCTTCTTAGTTGCGCACCCGACCAAACTTCAAAAGATTGGAAGCCGCAACGCCGAGGTCGTCAATTACGAAGTCCCAAATTTGTACAGCATAAGCGGGAGCGCACACTGGTACAACATAGCCGACAATGGGTTGACTGTGTATAGGTACAATCACTCGTCAACGTTTTCGGAAACGCACCTGTACGTCCAAAAAGTTAAAAACAAATTCAATGGCAATATGGGCGTTGTCCCGTTCACCTTTGACAAAGCGTGCCAACGCTTCGCCGAAATGGCAACAGGCACCGCACACACGCCGTCGCAAATGCAAACAGAATACGATCACGTCGAATGGGCGGAGGATTAATATGCACAATCACAATAACCAGCGCACACAACCGGGAAAGCCAATCAAGGCACGCTCCGAGGACAGCTTTGTAAGCAAGACCGATTTGTATGCCTATCTCAACAACATCCGCAACCGGAATTGCGTGCACTGCATTGAATGCAATACACCGTATTTCATTCGCTACGAAGACAGCGTCCCCTTCTTTCGCTGTCCCAACTGCTTGTCACTGCATACGCTGGACACGGAACAACAAAAAGGACTTTTCTAATGGCAGATCTTAAAACAAGCGCAGAAGTGCGGGCGCGTATTCGTAAACAATCCGTCGAACAAATATCAATGTTCGAAATACCTGTGCTGCTGAACCGCCTGGCAGCAACGTCGAGCAAACGCGAATTCGAAGCATTGGAATCACTTGACCAGACGCGCCGCTTTTTGGTGCAGTTGATTGATGACTGTAATACACTCGAAGAGGATAACGCAATTTTACGCCGTAGGATTAAAGAACTAGGAGGACACATTGAGTAACATGTTCAACCCAAACGCCGAGCTCCTGCTGATGTGTACAACCACAACGCCCGACGTGCAGGAGTATAATTTTTATGCTGCGGACAAAGAGTTGGTAGACGTTGGCGATCGCAAGTATTACCGCGTGCTTCGCTTGGTGCGACGCAGCCAACTAACACCGCCCGTCAACTTTCAAACGTGCGTAGTGGAGTCGAGCAACTTTATGAACGTGCACCAACACGAGGTCTTCGAAGATGCTGTTGTACTTGCAACAATTCAATACATTGAAAACAGCCTCATCACACGACGCGGGATTATTCTGCGGGTGAATGCGCTTGTCGCAGAAAACGAAAACGCATACATTGACAAAGAGCGTAATGACACACATCAACAGTTGACGGACCTGGTGTCTTTTATACAAGGATGTATCGATTCTTTGTTAAGGGAATAACCAAGCGGCCTCCATTACGCGCGGGGGCAGCTTTTTTTTTTATCATAAACACACACAAACACAATGGACAACACACCCAACAATACAGGCCCGCGCACTGTGCGCGAGATTGTTTTCGACGACATGCGCGATAAGTTTCTGCGCATCGAGCTCAATGACGGCTATAACCTAGAGAGCGTATTTGGCGATGCTATACGTGAATACAAAGGGACTACGAATTGCGTGGTCGGGATCCCGATTGTAAAAAATGCAGACATACCAACAGGGATCGTGCTTTGTGTTGGCGCAAAGACGTCGCGCTTAATGACCGTTAGCGCGTTTCAAACACTCACGAAAATCTTGTCGCCCGTAGAAGAAATCAAAGTAACGGAGCGCGACGCTATCGATGAAGCATTTGAAGCGATGCCCTCATTTGAGGAAACAAATGCAGCGCTCCAAAAGCTAGCAGCCGTTTCAAGGAGGGGGGACCATGGACGCGACTAAGGCCCTCCTCGTTGTTGGCGCGATTATTCTTGCTTCGTATATGTGCGTGGATGGATACACACGTGCACGCCGTGACCGCAATCATGTTTTCGCTGTCATCTATGCAATTGGTGCGCTGGCAATTCTGCACGCTACTGTCCGCCTTGTCCTGCTGTTGATGGGGGTCTAATGGACGCATCTTACGACGACACTCCATGGGTTGCACTTGCAAGCAAGCGCCCGGACACAAAGCACGGCGACCGCAATGGCTGCGTCCTGGTATTTGATGAAAAAGAGGACTGCATCCTATACATGCAAGTGTCCGCGCTGCAATTGGCTCGGCGACCGGGCGTGGCGTGGATGCCCTCACATATACCGGACGCGCGTCATGAATAACAACAACTCCGCGCGCACCGAGCGCGTGCTGCGAAACATTGCATTTGCATTAGGGATTGTAATGTATGCGCTATTTGCAATCGGGTACCAAATGCAGGTCGAGGAATGGCTTGCACAACAACAAAACCAAGATTCACAAACACACAAACAACCAAAATGAACATAATGCAAAGCCTATTCGGCACAAACAAAGACGACACGAAACAAAGCTACGCGATTGCACAGGAGTTTGAGCGCGCGCGCGAAGAAAACGAGCTCTTAGAGCGCGTATTTTTTGGCGTGCCTAAACCGACCAAACGAATTATCAAGAGAGTGCGCATACATGAACCCGGTGACGTTCGCGAGTGGTTTATTCTAACGAAACGCGATTACGATGATGCAATGCACGGACGGCTATTTCTCCCGGTGTTTGAGAACTGGCCAAAGCAATTGCGCCGAATCGAGGAGGGTCCGTCTTATTACGGTACGCACGTCTTGAGTGCTATTGGCGCGGGCGGCCACATTATTTATCAAGCGTTCAACACGCCGTGCGTAATTGAATACGTGGACCCCGACGATGAGCCTTATGACTTCGACGCAGCACCAGGCGACGAGATGGCAACTAGTGCAATGGGAGGGGGCCGCAATGAGTGAGGCTACAAAACACAACTATACTTTGCGCGAAGTGAAGGCAATTGAGCTCATGCACAACACACCGGTGGGGCGCGACTGTGACCCCGAAACAATGAACGGAATGCTCAATTCCATGTGGGGACAATCCCTATTGCGCGCTATCGATTGGGCCGTCAACGAATGCGCTGCAATTGTGGACGATGGCGGTGGTGCCACGCGCATACGGGATTTTGGTCTGCGCACCGATAACGGCGTGCTCGTGCTGCATACCGTCGGTCACACTACGTACAATTGTAGGTGCTGTCACTCACTACTGCAAACAGAGCTCGCATGGTACACAGTGCTCCCGCCCAAAGATGGCGAGCATAGTTCGTTCGAAACAGTGCTGTGCACCACATGCGCGAAGACGCTAAAAAGCGAACACAAGTACGCACTCAGCCGGATAGGGGGTGTATCATGAACAACGAAGCACTCCACGATGAAACGCTGTACCGTATTATCGATGCATTCAAAGCGCGTAAACGAGTTGTCTATTGCCACGACGGCGACTGGCACCAAGTTTTCGAATTGTCCGACTTGCTGTTCATGTTAGGGTGTCCGGTTACTTGGTACATTGACGGAGCGGAGGTTAAAAATGAAGGCACTTGAAATATCGATGCCAGAGGTTCTATACACTCTCATCTGCGACGCACACGCACAAGGCTGTCGCCCCGTAAAATTTGAGCTCACCGAGGCCGACTTTGTGGCACTCAAGAGCGACGTGTTCGAGTTGGTGCGCAAAAGCAATGTGGATTGTTCTATACACACGTCCACGCGCTTCGCGGGGATCCCAATCCAAAGCGACATGACTATTCGTCGGACTCGGTTACTAATGCAGCCGTATTTCGAAGAGCCTTCAAAAGACTTGCAACAAGGGGGCGCAAATGGCTGACACGAATGCAGAGCAAGAACTTGTGCAGGTCGCAGCCGTTGCGTTGTCAATACTCGAGAACCACTACGGCCACACGCGGTCGCAAGCCATTGCGCTAGTTAGCGCCGAGCGATTGCGCCAATTATTGAAATGGGGGGACCAAACAGGCTATACAATCCCGCAATGGATTGCGGTCCTTGGCGAAGAATTTGGCGAGTTTTGCCAGGCCGCGATCGGCGACGGCCTAGTATTTGAAAACACTACAAAGGAGATCACATGATAGCACAACCAACAATGCACCTAACTAGCGTCGTGGATGTTGACACTGAAACACTCGAACCCGTTTTTGCATTTGTGGTCCGCACCACGTTTCCCGAACATTTACACGTGGCGCTCACGTGGCTAGTTGTTGACTGGCTCCGCGAATTGTACGGGCGTGCAGTAATTAGCGACTATGAATTTTGCCAAGGAGTCAACGCGCATACCATATACCAGGCCGAGACCTTGCCATTACATGAACAACAACCCGTTTTGCAAAGGGTGAACGCAGCGCTCCGACGCGAGCGTTTGGCTATGCGTGCGCGGCTTAATTGAGGGTGAAATTATGGCGCGCTATAAGACCGTTTTTTGGGGCTCGATATCCACTGCTCTTGCGTGCGCTTTTGGCGTGCTTTTGTACTTGTACTTTCGGGGTGCAAAAGACGTCGAATTCGCCGACGACATTGACAACTTTTTTATTGAGATTGCCGTGCTGTGGGTTGCCTCGCTTTTGGGGGCAACTTTGTCGGCTTTTGGGTTGCTTGTACTGCACTTGAATCATAATGCTGCGCGGGTTAAAAACGGTGCTCGTGCACGTTCCACACATTATCCACACTTTACACACACCGATGTCCACTTTTGACAACATCCGCAGAGTTGCAAAGACGTCTGCGCTCGTTTTTTGCTTGGCCGGGCTCGCACTTGCCATTGTGCAAGAGCAGTGGCCGACTTTGTACGCATTTTTGGTTGCGTTGCTATGCGTACTCGAGTCCGTCGTTATAACTGAATGGAAAATAAGAGCCTTAGCGCGGGCCGAGGCCCTTATTTCCGACCTGGAAACGCGAGCAATTGGGGTAAAACGCGATTTTGGGGCGTACGAGCCCCGCCACGAGGCGGAATTGCTTAAAACGACCCTAGACAAGCCGAGGAGCGGCTTCGCTTAACTACGGCGCGGATATGCAGGGAAAACGGGGTGCGGCTTGTTGCTGCATTCCGTTTTTTCTTCCGTCCGGGCTGGAATCTTGTGCAGTCCGGGCAACATGGTTGCAACATGAAAGTCAACCATGTTGCAACACCATGTTGGAATTTATGCTGCAACACCCTTGCAACACCATGTTGGAAATTATGTTGAACATGGCTGCAATTGCATGTTGCAACACCTTGAAGCATAAATTTTCAACATGGTTGCAGCAGAAAGAAAGAAAGAAAGAAAGAAAGATAATAAAAGGGCTTAAAATTTTGAAATTTCAAAGAAAATGGCAAAAGTTTCCCCGTTTGGGCGCCTGAATTACCAGGGAAACAGTGCCCGACTTGCTGTGCTTTTGGCTGCACTGCGGCAACCATGTTCAACATAAAAATTCAACCATGTTCAACATAAAAATTCAACCATGTTCAACATAAAAATTCAACATGGTTGCAACATGGCAACCAACATAGTGTTGCAACACCAGCAGGGACGTTTTAAGGACTACTTTTTGGCTTTGTATGCGCAAACTGATTGAAGAATTGACACCGACCGACATTGTTAAAATGCCGTCCGGTGCGGACCTAAAAATGGTGCTTGAGAGCTGTGGATTTGACGTAGCAAAAGCGCTCGTTGAGCACGTACCGGGATGCTCTATTTACATCCCAAAAGTGACGTCGATTATTGCCCTTGTTGACCGTACTATTTTGGAGCTTTACGACACCGGGGAAACAGTGAAGCGGATAGCCATTGTCACGGGCAAAAACCAAGCGTATGTACACCACGTATTGCGCGAGGCTCATCGTTGAAAAAGAAGCCACGCAAAGCACACCGAAAAGCGCCGAGCGCGCAGCCCAAAGACTTCGAACCGACGTTAGTGAATTATGTTGCATCACAATCGGTATTGTCGTTTGGAGCGCCTTCGCACGCACAGATAGTACAGGCCGCACAATCAATTGTGCGGGACCGAACATTTCATCACAGACTATACAAGCAATGGCAAAAAAGATAACATGGGCAATAACGCCCGTACGCGTTGGCGACCTGGTCGAATGGGATAAAAACCCGCGCGTCTTGACCGAGCAGGCTGCTAAAGAATTAGATGTATCTCTAACAAAATTCGGGTACGTTGAACCTGCTGTCGTCAACGCCGACGGGAGGTCTTTAATTGGAGGACACATGCGCTTGCGACGTATGCGTCAACTTGGCATGTTAAGCGACGACGACACAGTTGAGGTCCGTATGCCAAGTCGCCAACTAACAAAATCCGAATACGAAGAGCTCGCAATACGACTGAACAAAAATACTGGTGACTGGGATTGGAATATTCTTGGCGAGTCGTTCGATGACCTGAAGTTGGTAGACTACGGGTTTACCGTCGAAGAGTTGACGATGCATGGCATTGAGCTCGATGAGCAACCCAAAGCGCTCACAACCGACGGGCCAAGCGCACGCGAGGACGACTATGAAGTCCCTGACGATATTAAAACGAAAATCAAGCGCGGCGACATTATTACCATTGGAGCGCACCGATTGTTGTGCGGGGATAGCACAAGCGCCGGGGATGTGGACAAGGTAATGAATAAGCATAAGGCCGACATCGTGTTTACCGACCCTCCTTATGGAATTAGCGTCGGAGCAAAAAACAGGATGCTCAACGAGCGTGTCTCTGGCAAGCGCAACGGCGATGATATCAAAGACGACGACCTTACACCGGATGCGTTGTACGCTGTATTGATGCCAGCATTCAACAACCTTGCACGTGTGGCCGACGACCGTTGCGCGATATACATCACAACACCAACGACGTACGACGTCTTCCCGAAGCTATTGGCAGACGCCGGGATCCCGGTGCGACATACGCTTATATGGGTGAAGGATCAGGCAACGTTTTCGATGGGGCGTCTGGACTATGAATACCGCCACGAGGCGATCTTATTCACGTGGAAGAAAACGCACAAGCGCATCCGTGCTGGTGAAATGCAAACGAGCGTTTGGGAAGTCCCGCGCCCTCGCGGGAGTAAAGAACACCCAACAATGAAGCCTGTTAAGTTGGTAGAGAATGCACTACTAAACTCATCGGAGCCGGGCGATATCGTTTTGGACATATTCCTTGGTTCGGGGACAACGATGATTGCAGCGCACCAACTAGGACGCAAGTGTTATGGCATTGAGTACGAGCCGAAGTATTGCCAAGTAATAATCAACAGAATGCAAGCACTGGACCCAACTGTTGAGGTCTTTATCAATGGCAAGCCCGTTGCCTAACCATGGACACAAGTGACATCATACTTTCCGACTTGCCCTCAGTATGTCGCATGATGGCAAGCGAAACACCCAAAAGCCATGCGGCTTTTTGTGTGTATTTGACGCAGTATCCGAAGCGCGAGTTGCAGCAAGTGGCTCGCGTTATCGGCGTCAACGTTGACCGCGTGTACGCTTGGTCTTCTGAATACAATTGGCGCGATCGGACAAAGGTTTACGATGATTGGTTGTCTGAGCAGTTGTTGAAGCAGCACGCCAAAAGTGAAGTGCAAGCGATGCTCACGCGCCACGCCGACCAAGCGAGGGCGTTCTTGAATATATCTGGTCAATTCATGAATGAATTTTTCCGGCGTGTGAAAGAGGACGCAGATGTATTGAAGGGAATCCCAATCGCCGAGTTGGTAGACACAATCAACCGCGTTGCGCGTGTCATACCGGCAATGCAAGAAGCCGAGGCCGTGGCGCGCGGCTTAACACCAGCCAAGCGAGTAGAAGTAACGGGCGCCAATGGCTCACCTGTTGGGATTCGCTTCATGCCTCCCGTAGTTGTGCACCCAAACTCACGCGAAACAAATGCAGCACAGATCACCGCAAGTAATAACGACAGTCAGTGACATAGCATTACTCGACGAGTACACGCTCAAATACGGCGCTTGGTCTGCTAAGGGCGTACAAGCATACGAGTCGACGCGCAACTTTACGCATACGCTATACGGTGGAGCAAAGGGTGGCGCAAAGACTGGTGCGGCGGTGCGCATATTCCAAACAGATATCAGCAATTACCGCAATGGCTTATTTGTTGTGTTTCGTCGCAATTACACAGACCTGCGACAAACGACGTTGCGTACGTTTCAAAAGCACTTCCCGCCTGAGTTGTTGGTCAAGGACCCTGGGAAGTCGATGTTGTGGAAGTGTGTCAACAACAACGAACTTTTGTTCTATGCAGCAGATAAAAAACACGACCCGGAATACGAGAAGACGAAGGGCTTAGAGGCCTCGGCGATATACGTGGACGAGGGGACGCAGTTCGATGAGATGTTCTTTGGTGTATTGCCGACATTGTTGTGGCGCAACGTACCAAAGCACGTCGACACAAACGAAATACTCAAGCCATACATCCTCATCGGAACGAACCCAAAGGCAGGCAACAACTATCTCAAGCGGGCGTTTGTGCATGAGCGCACACGGAAGAAGGACCACAACTTCATCAAAGCGTTACCAGAGGACAACCCGTTTTTGGACCCGCGTTATATGGACGCAACGTTCAACAACATGAGCGAAGTGCAACGACAGATGTTGCGTTGGGGCAATTGGGATGTTGATATAAGCGACCTAGTGATTGTCCCGCGTGAGTATCTGGACAACGTTGAGTGCAAACAGTTAGCAAATCGTCGCGTGTGCGGGCTTGGCATAGACGTCGGGCTTGGCAGCCCGGACCCGACTGTGTTGTATGCGTGTAACGACCAAGGGGAAATGTGGCGCCTGCAGGAGTTTTATGAGTACGACACAACGGTACAAGAAAATATTGTGCTCCCGATTTGTATGCAAGTGCGAGCCAACGGTGGAACGGTGCACATAGACGCGGGCGGTGTTGGCAAGGGCCTCGCCGACAATCTAACGAAGAAGGTCGGGTCGTCGGTAGTTGTGCACGAGCTGTTCGGCGAGGGTGCAAAGCCGGAGCACGCGCTTTATACTGGTAAAGACAAAGAGCGCCACTATCAAGACAGGCGCGCGCAGATGTATTATTGGCTCCGTTTGGACATGTATGCGCAACGCGACATTGGAGTTGAATACGATGAGTTTACTTTTGAAGAACTTGATAATACGTTCATGACTACCAACACAGACAAAATTGCGATTGAGCCCAAATCTTCAATCAAAGAAAAGATAGGGCGGTCGCCTGATGGGGCCGACGCGCTGGTGCTGTGTAACTGTGCGCGGCGCGACCGCATGGCGCGCGAGCATAAAATAGTCATGCCAAAAATTCCGCAAACAAGCATCAGTATTAACACACGTTATAGAGGATATTGAAATGGCAGACAACACGACTGCAACAGTTACAAAACCACAACTACCAACATCCGGCGCGCTTCGCGGCGAGATTGCAACAGTTATGTCCGTCGATGGGATGCGTGCAACGCTCAACGCCGGGCCTTCCGTCGATGGACTATTCGCTGCGCAGTTCTACGGGCTGATGAGCGTATTGCCAAATCCGGACAAGGTGCTGCGCGACGCAAACTTGTTTGATAGCGTGCTCGACGACCTAACAAGTGACGGCCACATATTCTCACTCATACAACTGCGGCAATCTGCTGTCAAGGACTTCGAATGGGAAATCGATGGCAATGGTGCCCCGGAACCATTTGTGCAGTTGGTGCGCGACCTGTTTATGATGTACGACTGGGAGCTGTTTGTTGATACATGTACAGACAGTGAGTTATATGGGCGCCAACCTATCGAATTGAGTTGGGCAACAGACGGCCCGTTGTGGATCCCTGCTGCATTCGAAGCAAAGCCGCGCGAGTGGTTTAGCTTTAACAGCGCGGGCGAAATGATTTTTCATGCAAAGGATGCAAAGGCCGACAGTCCTGGCGTTGTCGTCAAACGTTTTAATCGCGTCACAACGCGAGAGCAGTATGACGCGCAAAATGGGATGCAGTGGAAGTTCTTGTGTCCACGCAACAAGCCCTCAGTGAAGAACCCATACGGCGAGGCAGTGCTCTCGCGCTGCTGGTGGAATAACTTTTTCAAAAAAGAAGGAAAGAAGTTTTGGGGACAGTTTATCGAGTTTTTTGGAATGCCTTCAGTTAGTGGAGAGTACCCTGCAGCATGGACGACAGATACAGCGCAAGACCACACCGACGACATTAATGCCTTTGTGACGTCACTGCGGCAAATGATTGCGGGACGTGCAATTGCTGGTCCGCAGGGGTCAAACGTCAAAGTCACAGCCCCGGTCAGTCAAAGCAACTCCGACATCTTTCATAGTTGGCTCCAAGATGCGCGATATGAAATTACGTTGACACTGCTCGGCCACGAGAGCATCACAAACGCAACGCCGGGTCTTGGTGGTTCAGGAAATGGCAACACAGCAGTTGAAGTCGCGTCATGGGTTGCAAAGACAGGTAAGAAAAAAGTCGAACAGACAGCAAACGAAATAATTCGTTTTATTGCCGAGGTCAATGGCTACGATGTAAAGGCGCTCCCGCGATTGCGCCTATATCAAGAGGAGGATGTCGACAAAGCGTTGGCCGACCGCGACAAAGTGTTATTCGACATGGGCGTTCGCTTCACTCCGGAATATTACAAGCGTGCGTACAATTTGGCCGAGTCCGACTTTGTTGTTGACAACGGTACCCAAACAGCAGCACCCGCAAACTTTAGTGCAGCAAGCGAATTGCAGGCCGGGCAAGAATCCGTCGACAAGATTGTTCAGCGCCACATCGACGACGCGGCAACAAACAGCGAAGTCATGCAATCAATGCTTGCAACCGTTGCCGATTTTGTAGACGGCTCGACATCGCACAACGAAGCGCTCGCCGCAATACGCAAGGCATTTCCAAAGTTGGACGCGCAGCAACTTGAGTCGCAACTGTTTGACATCATTGGAAGCTCGCGCCTGGCAGGGTACTTGTCGGACAAACTTGGAGCCGAGTAATGCTAACACCTGACGACTATCGATCGGCTGTACTACTCAAGCCAGCGCAAGCGATTGCATACCTAAAAAAGAAGGACCCGCGTATTGTAATGACATCAGCAGAATTTGCGGAGCTCGCAGCCGAAGCCCGTGGCGCTGCGTTTACGATCGCTGGTGTAACTAAGCTCGACATGTTACAAGACGCGCTCGACGCAGTAGAGGCATCGCTTAAAAATGGCGATGAGTTCTATGCGTTCAAAAAAGAGCTCATGAAGCGCATGGGCAAACGCGGCTGGGCTGCGTTCATTGAAGGCAACCAAATCACATCGGCGCGCTTGAAGTTGATATATAGACAAAACGCGCAGAACGCATTCCAGGCCGGACGCATCACAGCGCAGAAAAAGACAATAGCACTGCGTCCGTGGTGGCAATACAACGCAGTAATTGACGGCAACACGACGCAAGAGTGCTCGCAGTTGGACGGCAAAGTGTTCCGCGCAGACGACACGTTTTGGCTCAACAACTACCCTCCTCGACACATGGGTTGCCGTGGTGGCGTTACAACGCTAAGTGACCGCGATATGCAGCGCGAAGGGATTGTTGCAAGCGAAGGGAAAGACTTTGCAGATGTGCAGCCCGCACCAGGGTTCGACTCGCAACCGGACGCCGGGTTCATGCCCGACCTAAGCAAGTACGACAAACAGCTTGCAAAGAGTTACACCAAAGCAAAAAAGTAATATGGCAATCATCGTAAACGACGAGATATCCGGCGCAATGGTGCGGCTTGCTGAGTATTCAAAAGACGCAGACCTACTCAACCTAATAGGCGAAGTCCTGGACCGCTCAATACAAAAGAACTTCAAAGTCGGAGGGCGTTATGGAATGCTCGACGGCGAGACATGGACCGGGGGGACTAGTAAGTGGACAGGACTGAGCGGCAATTACGAGCGTTGGCGTACAAAGCACGGGTACACCGGGGGCGTGTTGCAAGTGCATAGTCTTCTAAAGAATTCAATCACATACAAAGTAACTGCGCGGGGCGAGCTCGAGATTGGGTCTGCACTTGAAAAAGCTGCGTACTTGCAATATGGGGTCGAGGGCGTTATGCCAGCGCGACCGTTTATTGTAGTCCAGGACGAGGACATTGAAGAAATTGGGATTCTAATTAGCGAGTACATAGCCTCGCGCGCGTAGTATAGTAAAAACGTTCAATAATTCACAAACAGGACCGCTCGAATAATATCGGGCGGGCCTGTTTTATTTCGCAGCGCTTCAACTGCTGCACAACAAACACTCTCTTTTATGAGCAAACTACCATGGCTCACGGTATTCACCGAGGGCACGCACTCGACCAAGGCTGCAAAGAAAACATACACGGCGCAAGACGTTGACGCAATCGTAAACTCAACGCGCGCACTTGGTTCGCAGGATATCCCATTCACAGCAGGGCACCCAAAAAACAACTTGCCTGTCTTTGGTTACTTCAAAGCAAGCGACGTCCGTCGTGGCACGCTCAACGGACTTGCAACTGTTGAGGTCCGCCCGGCAGAGTTTGCCGATGGACTGATTGATGAGTTGGCCGCAAGCAAGATCAACAAAATGTCAATCCGTATTGTGCAAAACCAAATCAAGCACATCGGGTTCGTTGAAAAGCCAGCCGTGAAGGAGTTGCCCCCGCTTAGTGATTACACCTTTTCCGCTGATGACGAAGGTGAGCAAAGCGACATCGATTCCGTGCTTGAGTTTTCGGCGGAGCTCGGAACAACCATGTTTGAGTACAGCATCGCCGACCGCTTGAGTTCAATTGGCGAACTGTTTGCAGGCTTGCGTGAAAACATGATTGCAAAAGACGGCAACACAGACAGCGCCGACAAGTATTTGCCAAAGGAAGTCGTCAGCTCAATTACAGGTAAGCTCTCATCGCTTGCAAGCGACCTGTCTTGGTATGTCGGTGCAAGCGTACGCGAAGAATTGAAAAACGCTGGTAACAATAATCAACCTAATTACTCACAATTCGAGGACGAAACTTTGGAGTCGAACAAGACCAAAGAACAAACTCCCGACGCAACAAAAGGCAACGCGGAATTTTCCGCAATGCAAAGCCGCATGGAAGCTGTCGAAGCTGAAAACAAGCGGTTGCGTGGCGAACTTGAAGAGGCGCAATTCGAAGCAGTAGCCGAGAAGTTGCTCTCCGAAAAGAAAATTACGCCTGCAGAAAAACCCGTAGTGGTGTCAACACTGCGCGGGCTCAAGGCTGCGTCGGACTTCTCTGCGGACAGCAAAGACGCATACAAAACGTATGTCGATTCGTTGAACGCGCGTTCACCACTTAGCAACATTACTGGCAGTGTTGCAACCGACGGACAATCAGCTGAGTTTGCAGCCGATGAAGCCGAAGAAAAGATGTACCAGGAGTTTAACCGTTCACGAGGAGCGCGCTAATGGCGAATGAATATTCACCAACAACCGTCGAAACATCCCCGACGTTGAAGGGCTTATTTGCCCGCACCAATGCACCGTACCTGATTGCTAAGGGGACACTCTTGGCTAAGGACGTGGCGCACCCTGTCGGCCCGTTGTCAAAATGGACATTGCTTGCACAGAAACCAGGGACACAAAACTGGGTTCCGTTCGATGCGGCTTCATCTGACGACGACGCCAAGGTGATTGGCGGAATCCTTGTGGGGCCTGCAGACTGCACAAGCGCGGCTCAACCTATTGAGATCTATGTTATGGGCGAGTACATCAAAGACTCGCTTGTGATTGCGTCTGGTGCTGCAATGTCGACCGTCCCCGTTGGCCGCTATGGTTCTGGTTTGTCTATTATTCTGGAGGCATCTGTCTAATGATTGACATTTTTTCATACCGCTCTTTAACAAACGCGGTAAATAAAATCAAGACGCGCTCGACGTTTTTGACTGACTTGTTTTTCAGCAACCGCGTCCCAACGCACCCGACCGACTCGTTTGACTTTGAAGTTGTAACAAGCAAGGACCGCGTCGCAACGTTCTCCGATCGTTACGCAAAGGTCCCGCACAACATCAAAGGACTCTCGCGCACTGTGCAGCGCATGTCGATTCCGCGCACATACGAAGCGCGTCCGTTTACTGCGGATGAGCTGAGTTCGTTTACGCCAAATCTCACCGGGTCGATCTACATTGGTAGCGCAGCAGAAATTGCAGCCAATGCGCAGCGCGCCATCTTGCAAGAAATTGCACAACTCCAAGACCGCGTTGTTGGCTTGCGTGAGCTCATGACTGCACAAGCAATCACGACAGGTATCATCAACATTACCGTTGATGGCGTGACGCGCACGTGTGAGTTTGGCTATTCTGCAGGAACGCACACAACGACACTCACCGGGACAAGCCGTTGGGGGCAAAGTGCTGCGGATATTGTGGGCAACTTCGCAACATGGAAGAAAACAGTCGTGAAGCGAACAGGCATGGCCCGCCTTGCGTGCGTAATGGGTTCAAATGCGTTCTTGTTGTTCCGCAAGGATGCGAGCGTACTCAAGCAACTCGACAACAATAACAACCGCGTAGGCGCAATCGACATGTCGCAAGTGAGCGACGTGCGTTTGGGTGCGTACCGTGGTATGTATGACGGCTGCGAGATCTATGAGTACGAGCAAGAGTACCAGGACGCAAATGATGCAACGCAACAGTATTTCGACACGAATCAAGTTGTAATGGGTGCGCTCAACAACCCGAACAACCGTATGCACTTCGGTCCCATCTATCGCATCGGCGACAACGGACAAGCACTCACAATCTCAAACGAGTTCTTGCTGTACCCTGTCATCAATGCGTCAAAGACCGAGGTCTCGTGGGAAATGGAACAGAAGAGCATCCCGGCAATCCACGAGCCAAATGCTTTCTTCTCGGCAATTGTAGCGTAATAATCAACCAAAGTTTCAACATCGCTGATTGAATTATGTCTCAAATACAATGTCTAATAATTGCCAACACCGGAGCCGTCATACATGACGGCTCCGTTTGTGAAACAGGCGACGTCATTACATGCGACGAAGCCGACGCCGCGCGTTTATTGGAGCGCGGTCTTGCAACAATCGTTGAGGGCGATGTGAAGGAAGCGCGCACGCGTGGCCGTAAGAAGAAGGACACCGACAGCACGGATGCATCTGCAGACACAAGCGCAGACGCGCAGGGGGAACAACAAAGCGAACCAACGTCCGAGGCATCAGCAGAAGAGCAAGCGTCTGAACCCTGGGAAGAATAAGCATGAGCACCCCATACACAACAAAAGCGGCAATCCTGACACAGATGTCCGACTATGACTTGGCCTCGTTGACAAACAATGATGACCAAGCGCAGATTGTAGGGGCGCAAGTGGACAAGTGTATAGAATGGGCTCAAATTCAAATAGACCGGAAATTGCGTGGTGTGTACTCCCCGCTCCCATTTGACCCGGTCCCATCTGACATTGCTGATATTGCGTTGGACCTTGTTGTGTTTCGACTCCATGAGTTGCGCGGGTTGCAAGCCACAGTAATGAACAGATGGGACCGGGCAATGGCTGCACTCAAGGACTTGCGAGATGGACGCACTACGCTCGACGCTGAGGCGCAAGAAAATGTCGTTGTCAGCTCAACGGCTGTCAAAGCGGTCATTGCAACAGCTCCACTCAAGGCGGGAGTCTTCACCAGCGAAAAACTTTCAGGCTACTAATGTTTGCAGAAATCAAAAACATCGAGTCGCAAATAGTTGATTGGGTGCGCGCCGAAATTGACAACGTAAGAATCGAGCGCAGCCCCGACCTTCAGACGATTGACGAAGTTGCGCGGATGCACGCCAACGGCTACATCCGTGTCTCGTTTTTGAATATCGGTGGGCTGAAATATCGCCACGGGCGAAACATTGCAGACGTTCCGTTGCACTTCATTGTCGTGATAGTATCTAATTCTAAAATCACAGAGGGCCGGATATACGAGTGGATGGACGCAGTAATGCGGGCGGTCAACCACAAGCGTCCGGACCAAGCAAACGCGCCGTTGGTGCTTGTCGGTGCACAGACACCAGCAAAGACAAAGGAGCGAAACTGGGTTGCCGACTTGCGTTTTGAAACCAACTATAAACACATCGACTAATGGTTGCAGGGAAGCTCAACATCGAAATCACTGCGGGCAATTATTTCGCAACAACGCTGCGAATCGAAGACGTCGACTTAACTGGTGCGACGTTAAAAATGCAGATGCGTGATATTATCACAAATGAATCATTTGACTTCGTTGTGGCCGATGCGGTTACGCGGACAACAACACTCGCGCGCATTGTCGCGAGCATGTCGCACACGGTAACGTCGGGCCTGAAGCCTGGGCGCGAGTATGCGTACGCTTTGCAATACACAGTAAACGGGGAGCCGCAAGATATAGTCGAGGGCTTGGTCACTGTGAAGCGGGACATGGTGCAATAATGAAAGTTATTCAAGAAAATACAATCATGCGGGTCGTCCAAGAGGAGACCGAGCAGGTTGTCAAGGTTGTCGTCGAGGAGCAGGTCGTTAAAGCAACGCGGTCCGATGAGGTTACGTTGCTAAGTATTGACGGCAATTCTGTCAACGACAAGAACTACGTCCACGAGCAACAAGTGGCGTCAACGCACTGGGTTGTTTCGCACGGGCTGGGCAAGTACCCGAACGTCACAATCCTCGACGACCAGATGCGTGTAATTGAAGCGGACGTCATATTCACAAACGCGAACCAAATCGACATCTATTTTTCCGCTAACATTTCAGGGCAAGTAGTGCTCAACTAATTATGGATCGTTTATCAAATCTTAACCTAAAACAGAACCAGCTCCAAAATGCTTTGTTGCACCCGACGTCGTCGGCGCCGGCAACACCAGCAGAAGGTCAAGTCTACGTTGATACCACAACCCACAAACTTATGTGGCACAATGGGACGACGTGGATTGACTCGCTTGCACGAGCAAATCACTCAGGGACGCAACTGGCGTCGACAATCAGCGACTTCGACACACAAGTCCGTACGTCACGTCTTGACCAAATGGCTGCACCTACGGCGTCCGTAGCCATGAACGCTCAAAAGATTACTGGCCTGGCAGATCCTACGGCTGCGCAAGACGCTGCGACAAAAGCGTACGTCGACGCGGCTTCGGCTGGCATTGATGCAAAGGCTTCTTGTCGCGTTGCAACCACGGCCAACATTACTCTCAGTGGAACGCAGACAATTGATGGCGTGTCGGTAATTGCTGGAAACCGTGTACTAGTGAAGAACCAAACAACAGCGTCCGAAAATGGGATCTACGTTTGTGCGGCTGGTGCCTGGTCCCGTGCAACCGATTGCGACACATCCGGAGAGTACACGACCGCAGCATTCACGTTCATCGAGGAAGGCTCTACAAACGCGGCGACCCAATGGAAGGTTACAACAACGGGGACGATTACCGTTGGCACGACGTCCGTTACCTGGTCGCAATGGGGAGCCGGTGCATCGTACACCAACGGCAACGGTATTGCCCTCGCAGGGAACGTATTCTCAATCCAACTGGATTCGAGTTCTGGTCTTGTCGTTAGTGGATCCGGCCTAAAGGTTGACACGGCTGTCGTTGTGCGCAAGTACAGCACTAGCATAGGCAACGGCTCGCTGACATCAATTGCAGTAACGCATAATCTGGGTACTCAGGATGTTATGGTGCAAGTGTATCGCGTTGCGTCTCCGTACGATCAAGTGGAAGTAGACAGCGAGCGTACTGATGCAAACACCGTTACGCTCAAATTTGCCGTTGCTCCATCTTCTAATCAGTACCGCGTAGTGTGTCAAGCGTAATCCTATGAAATTCCTTAGCGAAGTAGATCTCACATTGCCGGACACAACCACAGACGACGTCAGTACGGCGGCTCATGGGTTGTGTCCGAAGGCGCCAAACGACGCAAAAAAGTTCCTTCGCGGCGACGCGACATGGAACACCGTTGAGCGCTCGTGTACTATCACGCTAGAGACGCCAACAGCAGCAGAAGACATTGCGATGTTCTATACTGCGGACGCAATAACAATTTCAAAAATTGTTACTGTTGTCGTTGGTTCATCGAGCCCGTCGGTCACTGTCGATATACGCCACGGGACAGACATGTCTGCAGCAGGGACAGCGCTCATAACGACCCCATCGGCAACGACCAACACAACGGGCGGGGCCGTCGTTACTACGTTCAACAACGCAAGCGTCGCGGCTGGATCCTGGGTGCGCTTCAAAACAACGGCAATGAGTGGCACTGTGACAAAGGTTGTATGTACGATCGTGTATAGCTAAGAGGATGCAGGACTTCAAAACATACGCGCAGAAGAAGCGCAGCAACTACTCGTACAATTCGAACAACCGCTCGTTTATGCGCGGGCTTGTTGAAACCGAGCGCACAGCATTCGCGGAAATTATTGGCGACGACAAGCGTCCCGACTTGCATATACCGCAAATGAAGCTGGCCGGATGGGATAATACTTCGAACGTGTCAATACGTGTCAAGCACGAGGGGGAACCAACAGCAGAAGACCGGCGCGGTCGACTTGTGTTTTGCGTCGATGGCAACGAGCATGAGTTTTATGCGATCGAACATCCGGACCGGGGAGGCGTTGAGTTTGCGACGACGCTATTTACGAAGCCAAAAAAGAACGTTGTTGAGTACACCGTGCGTCGTAAAAATGCACGACTATACTACCAACGACCACTCACCAGCGAAGACATTGCGGAAGGTATGCAGCAGGACGAGAACGTTGCAGGGAGTTTTGCGGTGTACTCAGACTTTGCGCACAACGACTTGTCAACGCCGTACAACTACATGACTGGAAAGATTGCGCATATATATCGCCCGTTTGCAATCGATGCCAACGGTGCGCGCGTGTGGTGCAATCTTGAATACGATGAGCGGCGCGACGTGCTGAGTGTTGTTATTCCGTATGACTTCTATGCGACTGCAGCGTACCCATTGTATATCGACCCGACATTCGGGTACACGTCCGTCGGCGCATCGACTTCAGGTAATGCGCAGCCCTGGGCGAATCAGTACACAGCGACAGGGTCCGGAAACGTGAACAAAATATCCGTGTATGGTGTGGCAAATACGGGGTCTGCGTTGCTAACTGGCTTCTATTCCAATGGAGGGACAAAGCCTGCAACCGGAGGACTCATTGCTAAGAGCGCACTGACTGCGTTTACAAATACTGTTGGATGGTTTGACACGACATACTCTACGGGGTCTGTTACGTCCGGGACTGTTTATTGGCTTTGCTCGAATTGCGGAGGCGGGTCTGGGAAAGTCGTTACGTTATACTTCGACTGGAGTCAGGGCTCGTCGCAGTGCTATGACACAAACTACAATTACACTGCAATAAATAACGTGATGCCGAATGCTAATACATGGACAATCCGTACACCGACAACGCTATCGCACAGCTTGTACATGACGTTTACACCGAGCGCGCGGCGCCGCGTTCATATTATGATGGCATAGTTTACAGCAACATTCGCAATGTCAGAAATGTCGAATATAGAAGAACAAATTTTGCACATCATGTCGTCGGCAACTGCAGTCGGCGCGACGATATACTCGTGCTCGAGCGCGTTCTTGCAAAGCGGACTCACGTATGTACGCTTTGGAACACCGATCGCAGACATCGGTCTTGCGTTTGACGAAAAGGCGGCAGCGTTCGCCGGGATTGCTGCTGGTCTTTATTGGAGCATAAAAATTGTTCGTTTGCTGTACGGCGATGTCATGTTGTACCGTACGCGTAAAAAAGAAACCGAAGAAGAACCACAACAGGAGCAAAGTGAATGAAACCGCAAACGTTGATTGCAATTGGCGCAATGCTTGTTGTAATTGTTGGTCTGCTAACACTGAGGTCGTGCAACGTCATCAGTGGACAAACAGTTGGGCAAGCGCAACTCGCCGGGGTCGATACCGTTGTCATCCCGAAGCCCGCAGAAAACAAACACGCGAACGCGGGGCGCGTGGTTCGCTTAGGTAGCAAGGGCGACACACTCCACACAAGCCCTGCAGCACTGGCAAAGGACACAGCGTGCAAGCCGTTCATCGCAACAAGCGACACGATGACTATGTACGATCGAGCACGCATTGCGACGACATTCTATTTCCCGTCTTGTAAATTCTCGACGTACTATCATCCGGCCCCCGACACTATGCTCATACGCAGCTATATTCAGCAACAAAAAACGGGCTGGGCAATTGGCGCCGGGTTCGGCTACGGAGCGGCTCCAATTGACGGCAATCTGAAGCTCGTGCCAAGCGTGCACATTGGTATTTACAAAACACTACTGGAATTCTAATAATGAAAATCGAAGACGCACTCGATGAGTTCTATAAAAACAACTCACAAGCTCAGTACATCAGTCCGGAGCTCCGCGTGTTGCAAGACGCGCAGTTCCGTAATTGGATATCAACTGTCAAGATGGAGCCGTTTGAGCTCAACGTTGGCAGTTGGGTCAATCATCATCTTTACATGTTGATCTTCATGCTTGCTTGCATTGTGTACGCTCTGTTTGGCTTCGCGTGGAGCGGAGAAGAAACTGTAAAGTTTTGGAACATTTCCATCCGGCTCGCGATTGGCTTATTTATGATTTGTTTTTTCATTCTGTCGTTCAAGGGGGCGAAGTTCAATGTCGAAGCTGTTTTATCTCGTGAACCTACTGCTCTCGCTATCTTTTGCGGACTCGTTTGCGTCGGGCTCTGCGTCATCGTTGCAGGCGGAGGCGGCTAAAATTTGCCGCGAGTTTACGTGGGTCAAAGAGACCAGCACAAACAGCAGCCCGCAAATAGACTATTGGGAAAAATGGTTTGGGCTGCACAAGCAACCTTGGTGCCTGATGTCGCAAGTATGGATGGAGCGCTATGCAGAAGCAAAGACAAAGCATAAGCGAAGGCTCCCAAAGATTGCAAAGGTGAGCGCTCTTGTTAAGTATGCGCGCATGGTAGGTTCCGGGTTGCGTGTTGTACCGTGCGGCGGGTTCTTTCAAAAGCCAAAAGCAGAAATCGGATGGCTTGCCGTCACGAGTTCTAAGGGCGTTCGCCCCGCGCTCATTGGCGGCGACTGGTCTGGGCACATCATGCGCGTGACTGCAGACCTTGGCGACTCCATTGAGTACTATGCAGGGAACGAGCGCAATAGGTTTTTGAAGGGCGTAAAGTCGAAATCGAAAATTTTATGCTTCATCGCTCCATCGGGGCCGGACATGGCGACTAAGTAGCGCCCGCAATGTTAAACCGGGTGCGCAATTGCGATGTTGTTGCAAGGTCGCGTTTTCACTGCGGGCGCCTTTTAATTGATTACCAGCGTTAGTATTTTTTTTCATCTTTAATATTTGGAGTTTGCAATGTCAGACAATACAACAGTTGGAGGATACGGTACCGATGTGTTCCGAATTCACGACACCGGCAGCGCATACGCACCAAAGAAACTCGACGGAACAACCGCAGCAGCGTCGGCAACCGACCGCATGTTGCGTTTGATACTCCAGACAAATCTCACGTTCACGCCGAACGAAGATGGGACTGGGTCTGTGAAGTTTGACCAGGACAAGGACGACAACGAGCTCATCGGTATGCTTGAGGCTGTTGTTCATACACCTATATCAAGCTCCACGGCTGGCAAAGTTTCCGAGCGTGTCTATCGCAATGCGACCAAACGATTCGGCGACGCACCCACGAGCGTTGAGTTGTGCTTGGTGATTGACTACGGCGTCGCGGACCTTGACGACACTACGTTGCTCAAGTTGTTCGCGGCGATTGGATATTTTAAGCGCACGAGTGGAACGTTCAAAAGCGAAGCCGCAAGCACCAGCGCACCGCAGCTCGAGTTCACTCAGGTTGTGACGAAATACGACTACGATTGCATCACGCTCGTAGACGGTGCGACTGGCATGATTGACAAGACGGCGACAACGGCGTTTGTCATTCCGGAGGCTGTTGGCTTCAAACAGAAGCACGTCCTCATCAAAACATAAAAAAGCTGTTTTGTTTATATTGCGCACCTGGTATTCCATGGCAGACAGAAAGCGCACCAGGCACCTAGCCTCCTGGTGCGCTTCTCTGTTCTAAACAATTGTTTAACTAATAACATCGCACAATGAACACACTGCAAATCATCATCGCCAAACAAGGCCCCGTCGACATGGGGAAGCTCCGTGCGGCGTGTCTGCAATCTGGCATGGCAGAGAATGCCTTGCCTGTTATGGAGGGCTACTTTGGGAAAGTGGTGCAAGCGTATGCAGCACCCGACGCTCCCGGTAATGCCATCAATGTTGGTACGCCGGTATCAACAACAGCAGTCGAGCCTCCGCTCGAAACAAACGCCGACACAGTGACAACAGAGGTGAAGTAATGAGCCAAGGAAAAACAACAATCGTCACAGTGCAAGGGGCCAACGGTCGCACCATTACTTGTCGTACAAAGTATCCTAGCCGTACGGCAAAGCTCGCGCACCGTCGCGCACAAGCAAGCACACTCGAAGGCATGGCAAGCGTCATGCGCAAATGCGAAGTCGGACGCCGTGCGCTCACAAACGCAAAGGGCGTATTTGACAAGTTGCAAGAAGAGATGGACAAGCTCATCGAAGAAGACCGCACGCGCGCATTTGAAGTTGAGCCGATGAACATTGAAATCGAAGAAGCCGAGCGGTCCGGAATGATTCGCTCATTCCAAGCAATCATCGACACCACATCAATCAGCGCTCCAAGCGACATCGACGCAATAATGAGTGACCCAAATGGCAGTTTTTGGGGTGAGCTGGAGGACCTAGGTGCAGTGCAATCAGCACTGACGTTTTTTCGTAGCGCAGCTATTGAAGGACTACAAAGAGGTCGAGACGATGGTCAAGGAGTGGCCGATATTCCACAAGTTGAAAATCCAAGCATTGCGGGACAAAGCGACGCAATCCCACAACCGCAAGAGGAAGCGTCAGTATAGTTTAGCCGCACTGACTACGGACGAAGTAGTCGAAGACCGGATCTACTATGTATGTGCGGACGGCGACCCGCAGTTGTTGGAGTGGTTGTTCGACACAAAGTCGCTTTACGATATACATGAGTTCTATGCGGTGCAAGCCGCAATACATTTCGAAGAATAAACTAACCGAGTAAGAGTTCGACACGGCGAACAACTTGCTCGGTTTTTTTTGTTTTATAGGAGCACGTCATGGCAGATCTGAAATTAAAAGTGTCACTCGAGCCCAACGTTGACACTGGCAAGCTCTCCGCAGCAGTGTCCGCAATTAAGAATGCGGACATCCCCAAACTCAAGGTTGTGGACGCCGAGGGCACAAAGACCGAAATTGACAAAATCAAGTCGGAGCTCGGTCGCTTGACCAAGGCCGGGGAAGGCGGGAGCGAAGCGGCAAAGCAATTGCGCGAACAACTAAAGACCGCGACCGCAGAGGCGAAGAAATTAGCGGATGAATCTGCTGGCATTGGCAAGGGGCTTGGGGCTGCATCAGGCGCGGGCGGTGCCCTGTCTGGGCTTGTTGCTAAGTTCAAAGAAGGCCAAGCCGAGGCGAGTAAAGGGGGCGGACTTTTTGGTAGCGTAGCGCAAAGTATAGGCTCTATGGTGAACCCGGCGGGCCTTGCTGTCGCAGCCGTGGGGGCTTTGTCTGCGGGCTTTGCGGAAACAATCAACGTCGGCAAAGTATTCGAGCAGGGGCTCGCGGGGCTAAGTGCAATCACGGGGCTCACGGGCGAGCCGTTGACGGACCTGGGGGACCGTGCGCGTTCGCTTGCAAAGCAATTCGGGGGCGACGCAAGTACGCAGGTCACTGCCTTCCAGGGCGTTCTTTCAAAGTTTGGGGCTCAACTGGCAGACACACCGGAAGCGCTTGGCAAGGTGTCAGAAAACATCAATATCCTGGGCAAAGCGGGCGGGCTGGACGCGGCGCAATCGATGGACACGCTTGCAAACTCGATGTTGCAGTTCGGGGTCAATGTCGAGGACGGAACTGTTGCCGCGAAAGAGTCGACGCGCTTTATCAACGTACTTGCCGCGTCTGCACGCGTTGGCGCTGCGGAGATTCCACAAGTCGGGCAAGCCGTTCTTGTTGCTGGTGTTGCAGCCAAGCAAGCGAAGCTCTCATTTGAAGAAACGAACGCGGCAATCCAGGTGCTCGCAGCCGGGGGCAAAGTTGGAGCCGAGGCCGGGACCGCGCTGCGCAACGTGCTCGGAAAAATTGCGGGTGAGGATGTTGTGCCAAAGGAGACCGCCGCTAAACTGAAAAAGCTCGGCGTCGACTTCGGTGTACTAAGCGACACGACGTTGCCGTTGTCTGCGCGCTTGGCAGAGCTCAAAAAGGCACAAAAGGACGCGACTGCTGTTGCGCAGTTGTTCGGAACGGAAAACGCGTCGGCTGCTGCAATCCTTATTGACGGGACGGCAAAGATTGCGGACTGGACCGAGCAGATAACGGGCACCAATGACGCAACCGAGCAAGCCGCTAAAAATATGAACACCTTCGGCGAACGGATGAGCCGGTTGAAGGCAAATTTCGAGGACGTGTTCATTGGTGCATTCCAAAAGATAGGACCAGCCCTCAACAGCTTGCTCGATAATATGGGCGGGATTGCAAAGGTTGTCGGCGTCATTGGCGGGGCGTTTGCTGCGTACACTATTGCAACGAACTTTTCAACGATTGCAATAGGCATCAACTCCCTTGCGACCGTTGGCTGGACCACAGTGACGACGCTTGCGACGGCTGCATTCAAAGCGCTGAAATTGGCGATGGCGACCAACCCGTTCGGATTGCTTGTTGCCGGGTTGACTGTTGCTGTTGGGCTTTATGCTGCGTTCCACAAATCAAGCGCAGACGTTGCCAACGACCAGCTCGCACAAGCCGAGGCGGGCAAAGAAGCGCTCCAAGCGCAAATCAAAACAAACGAAGCGCAACAGACTTCGCAAAAGTCAACAAAGGCGCTAGTCAAAGAATACGAAACACTCGCGGCAAAAACATCGCTCTCGCACAAAGAGCAGGACCGTTTGCGTGTCATTACGAACCAGCTCGACCAGCAGTACCCTAGCCTCATCGACCAGACGAAGTCTTACAAGGAAAATCTCCAGGGCGTTGAAGAAATTGGGCGCAAGACGACCGAGTCGCTGCAGGGGCTCGTCACACAAAACAAACAGTTGCAAGACCAGCTCGCGCAAAGCAACATCAACATCGCGTTTGCAAAGCGTAACGTCGCGATCGAGGACTTGAAGTCTGCGTTTGGTGAAATCGATAGCATGTGGACGCATACTGCGGCGGATGAATTCAAGCGTTCGCTCATCCTGCAGAACATCTATGCGGTCAAAACAGAAGAAGAGCTCAACCGTGTGCAAGGGAAGTTGTACGAGTTCATCAATGCACACAAAGACCAAATCGGGAACTCGAAAGACTTCCTTGCAATACAGACCGCAGCGCAAAAATTAATCGAAGCGCAGCGCACGGCAATGATAGGCGCCGGTCAAATTCAGAAGCAAAACGACGAAGACGCAAACAAGAGCGCAGACGAAAAAGCAAAGAAGGCAGCCAAGGCAGTCAAGGACAAAAAGACCGAGTTTGACCACGCACAAGCTGCATTTGCAACTGAAAAGGAAAGGCTCGAAGCTGAGAGTAAGATTGCTGAAAACCGAATCAAAGACAACGCCGCGTCGCAGAATCGTCAGCTCAACGATAAAGAGCAATTACAGATCAAGCAAAACGAGTACGAGACGCAAAAGAAAATTCTCGCTGCGGCAATTAACTTGCTCAAAGCATCCGGCGAAGGTGCAAACATTACGACAGCGATCAAGTTAGACCCAAAGGAAAAAGACAGCGCACAAAAAGAAGTCGTACGGACTGTGTCGGACCTGCGCGCAAAGGTGACGGACTTGAAGTTGGGCCTCGTTCCGTCGCTAAACAAAGCCGATGACAAGTTCTTCAAGGACCTGGAGAAGTCAATCAAAGACCAGGTGTCCACACTGAAGGGTCTAATCAGTGTCGACGACTTGCTAAAGTCGACGGCTGGCGTGACGGGCATCAAAGCGCAAATACAAGACTTGCTCGACACAGCAAAAGAGTTGCAGTTGTCCGGGCAAGGTGAGCTCGCTGCGGATGTTATTGCACAGGCGAACGCGCTTAGTGAAGAGTTAAACAAGAATCTGCGCGCTGCGCAAATACAGCGTCGCGAGATTGTGCTGCAGTCAAGCGCAGATAGTGCACAAAAAGAATTGGATTTGAAGTTGCTGGCACTGGAAAAAGAATACCAGGACGCAATCGACAATGCAATTAAGGTCGGCGAGAAGACGGACGCAATTACGAGAAATTTCGAAGCACGGCGAACGGCGATCATCCAGGCCGCATCACAAGAGCGCACGCGCATTCAAATCGCAACACTTGAGCAAGAGGGGGCGCGAAGCATTGCGCAACAGTTAGTGCAATTGCGTACGGAGCGCGACGACCTACTCAATAACGTGCAAGCGACCGAAGAGCAAAAGAATGCAATCAAGCTGCGTTATAGCAAGCAAATAGAAGATATACTCAACGGGCGCGACGCGGAGACCGTTCGGTTAAAGGAGGATCTCAAAAAGCAAGAGGCCGAGATTGCCAAGTCCTTCACAAAAAAAGAGCTCACATACGAAGAGTACATTGCCAAAATCAAGGAGCTGCGCACTAAAGAAAACGAAGTGAGTCGGCGTGCAGCAGACACCAAAGCCGCAGCGATCGCCGTTGGGCTTGCAACGGACACGAAGGCAAATACAGAGGCCGCAAACAAAGCATCGGACGAGTTTACTGCGCAGTTGAAAAAAGTATTCCCGCAATCATTTGAAGAGGTCGGGACTGCTGCAATTGAAACATTGCAAGCATCGATCGCAAAGGGCGAGACCGATGTGGCGAGCGCGCTAACGAAGTTTTATACCGAAGGGGCCTCGACGTCGGGAGTCGTTTCAAAAGCGTGGGAGGGTGTCACAAACACCATGTCCAGCGCAACGCAGAACATGGCGCAAGATGCGCGACAATCGTTTTCGCAACTCGAGGCAGGGAGTGCGACTTCGTTTTACCAACTTGGCATAATTGCGCTCGGTACATTTGCGGGCGCTGGCATCGCGGCAAAGAAAAGCAGTGTCGGGATTGACGCTACAATAACAACGCTGTCCGGAACTGTTGCCGACAAGTTCGGGAAAATGGCGTCTGCGATCGACACGTCGTTCAACAACTCTAGCAAAAGCATAATCGATTCGCTGAGTGACGTGTCCACGTTTGCAGCGCTCACCGTTGGTCAAACAGCCCTCGCAGGAGAGAACGCTGCGAATGCTGTTGGCAAAATCAACACGCGACTCACGAAGTCTTTTGCAGACGCAGCATCAAAGCAACAACAACGGGCCGAGGCCAATCTGACTTTCTCGCTTAAAAGCGAAGAGGAGAAGCGCGCGGCAATCAGTGCAGCCGAAAAAGAAAAGTTAGAGTTGTTGTCGAAGTCCGACGACGAGCGCACGCAGGCAGAAAACGACAGGCTCGTTGCGCTTGACAAAAGCCTGGCAGATATGAAGGACTCAACCACAGCAGGGTTTCAAGCGATGGGTGAGGCTTCACTCCTTGCGTTTGCCGGCATGGTAGCAAGTGGACAAAATGCAATGGGCTCGCTTAAAAGTATTCTGATCGAGAACATTGGCAAAGTGCTTCAAACGTACATCGCTCCGATTATTGCGTCGTTCCTGTCGTTCCTAGGACCATTCGCCTTGCCTGCAGCTCTTGCCGCCGTTAGTTTAGTGAAAGGTTACTTCACAAGTGCAATTCAAGGATTGCGAACTGGAGGTAAAAAGACGGGCGGGCCTCAGCTCATTTGGATTAACGAAGAGGGTGACGAGTTTGTGCATAACGCACGGGCAACGCGCAATAACGAACCTGCTTTCCGGTGGATAAATAACACGGGCAAGACTGTGGTTGACTACGCAGTGGCGCACGATCCAAATATCATCAA